AACACTAAATGTAGATGGTTTGACTTCTGATCCTCAAGTCAATGAAACATTTACCATAGCTGGAGATAGTACAGAATATACTATTATTGCTGTAACTGATACAGGATCAGGTTCTTATACCTTAGCATTAGATCAAACTTTAGCTGCTACACCAGCTGATAATGCTGTTATTACGCTAGTTAATGGATTTATTCATACAGTAAATGCTGTCTATGAGCCTACTACTCAGGTTAATGCTGTGTATGGAAATGGATCTTTAGGTCAATATACAATAGATGTTAATGATAGAATTACCCTAGATAATGCTCCTTTTCCTACAGGCGTTAGAGTAGGATTTAACTTTACTCCTATTGTAGAAACAATGCCTATTGATAAAGAGATTGATACAGGACCATTGACAGGACAGCCAAAGAGAATTAATAAAGTAATTATAGATATGTCTAATGGATTGGATGTTAAGATGAAAACTACTGGAGATAGCTATTACCCTCTTGTTATTCAACAAACTAACTTTACAATTAATAGTGATGTATTACCTACTACTGGTAGAAAAGAGTTTAATTTCTTAGGTTATTCTAAATCACCAACAATTAATATATCGCAGAACGATCCTCTGCCACTTAAAATATTAGGATTAGCTATGGAGATAACTTTCGCTTAATGCAATTAGCCGCTTCATCATCAATGCTAACAGCTATTGGAACTGGTATATCAGTAGTTGGTACATTATCTTCTATGAGCGCTCAAAGAGCTGCTATAGAAAGAGAAAATCAAAGATTAGAAACAGAAGCCAAAATGGCTGAATTAACAGCTTTACAAGATGAGAATGCTAGAATGGAAAAGTTAAGTCAAACTCTAGCATCTAACTTAGCCTTTGCTTCGATTGCTGGATATTATGATGACTCTAGAAGTTTTCTTAATATACAAGATCAAACAAGAAAGAATGCAGAGAAAGATATAGCTCAAATACGATTAATGGGAGCTGCTGTTCAAAGTAAAATAGGACAGCTTAAATATGAGAATATAATGAAGAAACAAGATTTAACATTTGGTGGTTGGACTTCAATCGCTGGTCAATTAACAACTGGGTATAAAGGATATCTAGAAGAAAAAGCAATAGAAATGGCAGTAGATTAATGGCATTAAAAGTAGGTGAAAAAGAAGTAGGAACAAGTATTGCGTCTTTATCGCAAAGACGAGGAGTAACACCAGCTTATACAGGAGATGCTCTAGCTACTGCTGCTGAGAATATTGGCAGTGTTGTTAATACATTTCAAGCAAGAGCGGCTGAATTATTAGATTTAGAATATAGAACAAAAGCTAATGTAGATGCTACTAACTATTTAACAAACTTATCTAGAGATGAAAATTATAGATATGATCCTGATAAGTTTATGGCGGCTGCTACTGCCTATATGGAAAAATCCATAGAACAAGCTCCTAGTAGATATAAATCATGGACTAAAGGGTTAATTAGCCCAATGATTGCTACTAAAGGTGATGCTTTATGGACTAAATGGAATAATAGAAACCAAGCAGAAAAGCAAAAGATATTTTATGATGGTCATACAGTGATATTGAATGACATTGCTACTGAAATGCAAGATATGAACTTTGCTCAATTAGATGAATTTATTGTTGGACCTGAAGGAAAAGGGGGTATTGCTTTACAGAAATTAGGAGAATCTTATGAACTTTATACTAAGTTATATAATTCTTTAGATGATAACTCAACTATGCTTAGACCAGAAGAATGGTTTAGAAATCAGCAAATCTTTATTGAAGAAGCTAGAATGGAATCTGTTGTTACTAGTTTCTTAAAAGATGCTATAGCTACAGATGCAACAAGTTATTTAAATGATCCTTACAATTTAGGATTTAAAAAAGATGATTTACAATTTGAACAAGCAGCTAAATATGTAAAAACTATTCTAACTCAATATTCAGCTAACCCAGAAAAGCTCGAAGGAATACCAGCATTTGCTTCTTTATTAAAAGATACAACTATTGAGGAAAGAGCACAAATAGTAGAAAACTTACAAAGTAAAATTGCATCTTATCAAAGTGATTCTGATAAAGAATTTAATAACTATAAGGTTAAACAGCAAATTAATGCTGAAAAGTATATAGCTCAAATAGAACAAAGAATAGATGGTTTTGATAGTCAAATGTTATTAGATCAAGACAACAATACCTTAGTTACTGATTTGCAAAAACTCAATGTATCAGAAGAAGATATTAGAAAGATTATTCATAAGAAAAAAGCTAATACTTTGATTTGGGAAGAATCTCAAAGTTATTTAACTAGCCCAGAAATGTCTAATCTCCATAACCTTTCTACTGTTATTATGAAGAAACTAAAAAGTGAATATAACTATACTTATGAAACTGCTGAAGATGTAAAACAAGCTTTAGTAGATAGTATGTTTAATCAACAAGTTAGACCACATGAAACTGTAACTGTTCGTGCAGAAATTGCTCCACAATTAGGTTATAATGAAACACAAACTAGTATTATGGATAAACCTTATTTTGATGTTAATACTATTGATTTATTTGAATTTGGTGAAGATGGTCGATTAAAATATCCTGATGCTTTAAATACAATTGCTGAAATTGTATCTATTACTAATAGAGTACCTAGTGTTGTTATTGATGCTTTTGGGCAAAGAGAAAACTTAAATATTAAAAGCGAATTAGATTTCCAAAGAGTATTAGAGCTAGGTCGATTAGCTAATGAATTAATAGATAAAGATATACCAGCATCTAACTTAACAGGAGAAGATTTAATAGAGTTAAAAGCATGGAGTAATTTCTATAAACAATATAACCAAATATCTATTCCTGATGATAAAGAGTTTGCTAAAATTAGAGATGATATAGAAGGAGTTTTAATGGCTAATTTAAACCCTAGTTCTCAAAGTTTTTATGCTGCTACTAATTCATGGATAGATGCTAATTTAAGTTTTGATGCGACTACTACAGGAGAAGGACAAATAAATGTTGCAGAATTATTTGTAGCTTATGTCAAAGATAATATTAATACAACAAGACCTAATACTTTAATTCCATTTTTAGGTGAATTTTTAGTAAAAGAAATATCTGACAAAGATTTAAATAGTATTGCTAATTTAGTAGAAATTCCTTTTAAGGCTTTATTGGCAGAAGATATGAAAGAACACTATATTAATAATAAAATAGATACTAATAATGTAAGACCTGATAGTATTCTTGTACCTACAAGTTTTTTAGATGAAAACTATTTACTTAAAACTTTTAAACAAGCTATGCAAATGAAAAATATAAAAGAATGGAGTGTATTAAATGATTGAACGCTTTGAACTAATAGATACCTATACCCAAAGAGGATTTGACAAAGAAGAAATTATTGATGATGCTATTGAATCAGTATACAGAACTATTGGTGGTTATACAGATTACGAAAGAGAATTAAGAGGTATCTCTGATGATTTCTATGATAATTACAATCTTCGTAGAATGTATAATGATGGTAAATTAAAGTTTCTATGGAATGATAAAAGTGGAACTAAAAATCCAGCTTATAGTATTTACCTAGATATTGATGGTGATGGTGGTTGGCAACAACTAACTAATATGAAGAATAGAAATGCTTTATTTATGCCTGAGAAAATGGGTACAAGATATAGTAATACAAAATATAAAGCTATTTATGAAGAAGTAATAGGTAAAATGGCTGATGATTGGTTAGAAAAACAATCCGAAATGTTTAGAGAAAAAGGATCTGAAGATGTCATTAAAGATATTAGTAGTGCTGAAAAAATGTATGAAAATATGCCAGCTAGTATGGATGATGCTAAAGACATGTATATTAGAAGTTTTGGTATAGAGGCTGAAGATGCTAAACAAGCAAGTAGCATTATGAGTGCTATGAATAGATTAGCATTTGGATTAGTCTTTAACAAAGGACAGGAAGGATTAAAAAATCTAGAAGATCTATTTAATTCTATTCCTTTTATGCCAGATATTAAGTTTGACATTAATGCTATTGCAGACATTCAACAAGAAAGAATGTTAAATATGCAAGCTTTAGAACAAGCTAGAATAAAACTAGGAGAGGAGTTACCACCAGAACTTATGAGTAGAATATCGGTTGAATTTGATGAGGCAAGTTTACCTCAGTTAATGAATAATCCTTTTGCTGAAACTATTATGAGGCATGAAGGATATAAGAGTTATGTATATGATGCTAAAGATCCAAGCTTTTTTGATAAATCTATTGAAAGCTTTTTTACTGTAGAAGGAGATAGATTACAGTTATTAACTGAAATATCAGGAACTGCTAAAGCACAAGAAGCTGCAAACTATATGCCTTATATTGATGGATCAAAGATATCTAAAGCACAGTATGAATCTTTAACTAGAGAAGGTTCAGATCCAACTATTGGACCGGGAATTTCTTTGAAAGATCAAGTTAATATAGACATTTTAGAGTCTATTCAAAATATTGATGGTACACAAAAATATACTTTAGAAGGATTAATGAATGGTACACAACGATTAGATCGTGTAGATGCTTTCTATGTATTCTACAAAAGAGTAGCTGAAAAGTTAGATATAGCTAATAGAAAAACTAAAGCTTATGACTTAAAAGCACCTAAGAATATGTTATTAGGAGTAGCTATTACTAACCTAGAATATTTAGGTGGTGGATATAATGGTCCTAAGTTTTATACAGCATTAGATAATTTTGCTGCTACAGGAGATGAAAAATATATTGGTGTCTTTGGACCATACAAAGAAGGAGATGAATTTAGTATTGGTCAAGAACTATATACAGATGCTATGAATGCAAGAACTTCAGAAGGAGTAAGATTAGGTGGATATGAATCAAGATTTAAAGATGTTTATGATCTTATTAAAGCATGGTCTTTAGGTAGTTTTGATGTCATGCCTTCATATGTTTTAAATCCAGATTTATTAAACCCTAATAGAGTTGGTTAATGGGTATTATCAATATAGCTGGTATTTCTCCTTATAGAGAAACATACGAACAACCAGAAGAATTTAATCTTAATGAAGCTCTACAAAATGTTGGTAGAGGTTTTGGAGATGAAAACTTACTAGCTATATTAGCCAGAGATAAAATATCTTATGGTGCTAGAGGTAATCCTTACCTAGAAAAAGATCCTAATTACAATGTTTATTTAGATCCTCAATTTAGAGGACTAGAAGAATATATGGGTAATTTCTTACATGCTAATAATAAACAACATGCTTCTGCTCTTATTAAAGATTTTTTAGAAGGAGCAGACAAATACAAAAGTAGTCCTTCCTATATTGTTGGTAGAATATTAGGTGGTTTAACAGATCCCACATCACTATTTTTTTTTAGTAAAGCTAGTAATGTTTTGATGAGAGGTACTCGACTATCTAATTCTTTAGGTATGGGTTCTTTAGTAGCTGGAGAAGAATTAGTCAAAGCTCAAGTAGATCCTAATAGACCAATATCAGATACTGCTTTAATTACTGCTGGTGGTTTTATTTTACCAGCTTTGTTCCCAGCTGTTCCTAAAGGAAGTGCTAAGAACTTTGATCGAGCAGCTAACTTCTATGACAAAGTAGATGAGTATTATCGTGCTGGTGGTTCGGTTGGTGCTAAATCATTTTGGAAAGCTGACCTAGCAAGAGAAGCAGATGACCTTAATAAAATTGCTCCTACAGGAATGGGTATCTTTGGAGAGAATAGTAGAACAACTCCTGTCTTTAGAACACTACAAGAAAAGATAGATACTGCTCAAGACTTTATTGAAAGTACCCTAGAGATTCCTTTAATGCAGAAAAAGAACTTCTTAGATGAAGCCACTAAGCCTTCTATCGAAAGAAACATCAAATCTCGTTATTACAATGTAATACAAGCTAACGAAGAAATGATGGGCTTATATGATGAGTATCTTCATTACAAAGGATTATCAGGGAGAGCTTGGTATGAAAAGATTATGGATAGAAAGTTTACATTAAGAAATGATGTTATGAACGGTACTCAATTTAGAGAGCTAGTATTTGAAAAACTTTTAATGGGTAAGAACTATAAGATAGCTAATCAGGATGATCGTATTAATGATATTATTAAACAAGCAGCAGAAACTCAAAGAAAGTATTATGATAATCTTGTTAATGAGTATGACAACGCAAAGATTGTTCAGTCTTACCTAGATACTAATATTGAACGTCTAGACTTCTTTAGAGAAGTATGGAAAAGAGAAATAAAAAATACCAGTGATGAAATTAGAAGATTAACACTACAAAACAGAATAGCTGATATTAGTGTTCAAATAAACAAGCTTCAAAAGAGATTAGATTACGTTAATAAAAACGGAATCAGAAGAAGGGACTATGTTAATATAGTTTATAAAAGAGATGTAATAGATGCCCGTTTTAGTGATTTCCAAAGAATCATGAGAGAGATCTTAAACAACCCTAATGATCCTAAATTAGCTTCTTTAACTAAAGATGAAATAGAAGATATTATTGAGAACTTTAGAAACTATCAGCCTGTTATTCAATTCTCTAGTGTATGGGATGTTATTGGTAAACAGATTCCTAAGTTAGAAACAGTTAATAAAGTAAGTAGCAGATTCTATTCTCGTCATATTGACTTAGGTAAATTTGGTTATAAGAAATTAATGGATGCTGGATTTATTGAAAAAGATTTAACATACTTAAATAGATTATACTTTAATCAGGTAGTTCCTGATATTGAAGTTAGTAAAGTATTTGGAGATCCTTTAGGATTAGGCTCAAGAACAATGAAAGATCCTGATTCTCCATTCCAAAGAGGCTTATTAGCCATTGATATGGAATACAATAGAATCCTAGAAAAAACTATTATTGAAAAAGGCTTTGATTCTAAAGCTGCTGATAAGGTTAGAAAAGCTCGTAAAGAAGCTTTAGAAGATGCTTATGCTGGTATTCAGTTAGTACAAGGTACTAGAGGATTACATCCAGATCCTAATAGATGGCAGAGTAGAATGATTAGAATGGTTAAATTATACAATGCTATGACTATGCTTACAGGATTATCTCAAGTAGTAGACGTTGCAAGATTAATTACAACCAATGGTATTATGAAAACTATGGCTGTTAGTTGGGATATTTTAACTAGTGGTATGGCTAAAGAGCTATACAAAATGAATAAGAAATCTATCAATCTAGGCGGTGAAGCTCTAGATTTAGCTACTAGTTCTACTGTTATGAGAATGTATGACATTGATGATGCCTATGGAGTATTCAATAAAACAGAAAGAACAGTCAGTAGTTTAGGTAATATTTACTTTACTTTCTTTAACTTAGCTAACCCTTGGAATACCTTTGTTAAGACTCTTAGCTCTACTTACAATTCTACTAGAATGCTAGAAGCCATTGAAGGATGGGTAGAAAAAGGAACTATCTCTAAAGTTAATAAAGCTAGACTCCAATCTTTAGGAATAGACCTAGAAGGTTCTAAAAAGATATTAGCTCAGTATAAAAAATACGGAGTAGGTAAAGGCTCGGTTAATGATCTTAAAGCTGGTAAGACAAACCTAGACTACAAGTATATGAGAACTGCGAATACAGATGCATGGGATGATCCTGATGCTGCTAAACTAATGAATGATGCTTTAGCAAAACAAGGAAATATAGATATTGTAACACCTGGAAAAGGTGATGTTCCACTTTGGACTAACAGTGAAATGGGTGGATTATTAACACAGTTTAAGAAGTGGGCGTTTAGTTCTACTCAAAGAATTGGTATGAGAGGATTACAAGAAAGAGATATGAACCAATTAGTAGGTGTTATGTTACTAATGATGGGTGGAGCAGCTGTAGATGCTATTAGAACTAATCAAGGTGGTAAAGATTACAGTAAGAAAAAGGGTAATGAAAAGCTTGTAGATGCTTTTGATCGCTCTGGTTTAGGTGGAATCTTCTCTGATATTAATAATAACCTAGAGAGATTAACTAATAACCAGATAGGAATGCGACCATTACTAGGTGATAAGAAGCCTTATGGCACATATAGAGATGTTTTTAACAATCCTATTCCTGATGTTTTAGGTCCTACAGCTAATCAAATAGCTAATATATCTGAGATTATGTGGGCATGGGGAACGGGTACTTATAACCACCATGATGCAAAGAATGTGCGTAGACTCATACCTTTCCAAAATGTATGGTGGCTAGATAGTAATTTTGACAAAATTGAAAAAGGTTTAAGATAATGGCATTACAGATATCAGATACTAGTCCTAGAGTACAATATACAGCTACTGCTGGGCAAACTACATTTTCTGTACCTTTTGAGTTTTTTGATGATGAAGATTTATTAGTTATTAATACTAGTGCTGGTGGTGTAGATACTACTTTAACCCTTAATTCTAATCCTACTTTAGTTACACAATACTCAGTAACTGGTGCTGGTGTTAATGGTGGTGGATCAATTACACTCGGTTCAGGTGCTACTCTTAATGATAAATATACAATTCTTCGTAATTTACCTACAGAAAGAGTTACTGACTTTCCGACTACTGGTACATTTCCTATTAATTCTCTTAATACTGAACTAGATAAATTTGTTGCATTATTACAACAGCTAGAAGTAGATATCAATTTAGTACCAAAAGCAGCTAGTACAACATCTACTGCTTATGGATTAACCTTTCCTGAATTAGTTGCAAACAAAATATTATCTGTTAATAGTGCTGGAAATGGTCTTATTTTCTCACAAGAGATAGGTAATTTTAGAGGGAATTGGGCTGCAAGTACAGCTTATGTTCAAAGAGATTTAGTTAAAGATACTAGTAATGGAAACATTTATATTGTTAATACAGCTCACACTTCTAGTGGTTCTCAGCCATTGTCTAGTAATGCCAATAGTTCTTATTATGATTTAATTGTAGATGCTGCTTCAGCAACCAGCTCGGCTAGTGCTGCATTAGCTAGTGCGACAGCCGCTGCCGCTTCTGCGACTGCTGCTGCTGCTAGTGAAACTGCTGCCGCTGCTAGTGAATCTGCTGCTGCCACATCTGAAACTAACGCTGCAACATCTGCTTCTACAGCTTCTACTCAGGCAAGTAACGCTGCTAACTCAGCTAGTGCTGCTGCAACTAGTGCTAGTAATGCTGCAACTTCTGAATCAAATGCTTCTACTAGTGCAAGTGCTGCTTCAACATCAGCTAGTGCTGCTTCTACGTCTGCAACTGCTGCTGCTAGTTCTGCTAGTGCTGCTGCTACTTCAGAAACCAATGCAGCGACATCTGCTAGTACAGCAACCACACAAGCAAGTAATGCATCTACATCTGCAAGTAATGCTGCAACATCTGCAACCAATGCAAGTAATGCTCAGACTGCTGCTGAAACAGCTCAATCTGCTGCTGAGGCTGCACAGGCTGCCGCTGAATTAGCTGCTGATAACTTTGATGATACTTACTTAGGAGCAAAAGCATCTGATCCGACACTAGATAATGACGGAGATGCCTTGAACGCTGGAGATTTATACTTTAATACTACTTCTAATGAATTAAAATATTATGATGGATCTACTTGGAACGCTATTAGTGCAGTAGATTTAACACCATATGCAACGAAAGGATTTGCGACAGCTATGGCTATCGCATTATAAAGGAGAAATAGATGGCACAAGACTTTGAAAGATCATATGCAAGTTCAATCTCAAATGCGTCTGGATCACCAACTACTTTAGTAACATCAAATAGTGATGATGCTATTGTATCTATTAGATGTGTGAATAAACACACAACAGCAGTTAATGTAACTGTGTTAATTAGTTCTGGTGGAACAGATTATTATGTGATTAAAGATGCACCTTTACCTTTAGGTGGATCGTTAGAACTTATAGATTCTGGGAGTAAGATTGTCATACAGAGTGCAGATGTCGTTAAAGCCTATGCTGATACAGCTAGTGCAGTAGACGTTCTTGTATCTTATGTAGACGCAATTAGTACATAATGGCATATATTGGAGTACAACCCACAGATACTTATCTAAGTATTGCTTCCCAACAGATTACTGGTACAGGAAGTGCTACTTATACTTTAGATTATTCTGTATCGAATGAGGAAGATGTTGCTGTCTTTGTTAATAATGTTAGACAGAATGTATCTACCTATACTGTATCAGGCACATCATTAACACTAGGGGGAACTATCTCTGCTAGTGATAGCTGTTGGGTATTATTTTTAGGAAGGACAGTCGGCACAAAGACACCCGCAGTCGGTTCTGTTACTAACGATATGTTAGCGGGAAGTATTGCTATTTCTAAGTTAGCTGATTACGAAGAAGGTGCTTGGACTCCTACTTTTTCTCAAGGCTACACAGGAATAACTTATTTGGCACAATATGGTTGGTATAGAAAAATTGGAAATTTAGTAAGTGTAAGTTGTGGTATTCAATTTAGTGCTACTGCAAATAGTACATCTGTAAGAATAAATTTACCATTTACACAAACAGTTAGAAATTATGGAGGAGGTGGAATACCTTTTTGTAATATTTCTGATTTTGCAAATACTAACCCTTATGTAGGTTTTAACCAAAGTTATTTACAATATTATGAAATAGGAACAGGAACTAACATATCATCAACAACATCACCAAGCAGTAAATGGATTAGTTTTGTAATTTCAATGGCAACAAGTTAAGGAGTAAACAATGGCAATAACAAAAGAAACACAAATCGCTAAAATAGAAGTGGTATCACCTTATAAACATGTTCAAGTAGCTATTGATACTATTATTAAAGAAAATGGTGTTGAAATAAGTAAGACTAAAACTAATCGGTATGTCTTAACACCTGACCAAGATATTTCTAACGAAGATCCAGAAGTACAAACTGTATGTAATTCTGTTTGGACACAAGATATTAAAGATGCTTGGAATGTGTTTCAAGCATCACAGGAAATAGGAAATTAATCTAATGGCATTATCTAAAATACAAGCAGAGAGTATGAACCTTGCAGACACTTATGCCTTTACTGGTACTGTGAGTGGTGCTTCAGCAGATAATTTAATAAAAATTACAGAAACAAATGTCACAAGTGATGTTAGTTATGTAACTTTTGAAGATGTATTTTCTTCTACTTATAGAAACTACAAGTGTTATGTAATTGGAGTAGCACCAAATTCTACTGGAAATGCTTATGGATGTTCAATTCAAATTAAAGCTGATGGTGGATGGAAAACAAGTGCCAATGGTTACAATATTGTAAGAAATAGAGTTTATCAAACAGGTGGTTCTACTTGGACTCATAATGGAAGTGGTTACAGAGATGTTAAAGCCAATTTAACAAATGGAATTAATGCTAGTGGTAGTGGTTTTTTTGAGTCAGGTACGAATATTATTATAGATATCCTTGACCCATTAAGCACAGATACAAGAAAAGGCATGGTTAGTGTTTCTTATGGTGGAACAGACGTTCAAAATGTTATGGTTCAACAAATATCTTGGGTATGGGAAGGTGGAGGCTTAAGTGCCTTAGAAGGTTTTAGATTTTTATTTGGTGCTGGAAGCATTGCACGAGGTAGATTTATTTTATATGGGATAAAAGACTAATGAAACAATATATTAATGGACAACTTGTAGATTTAACTGAAACAGAAATAAATGAATTTAATTCTATACAGGCATTATCTCCAACTCCTTTTGAAACAAGAATGGAAATACTTAGAGAACAAAGAAACAATTTATTATTAGAAACAGATTACCTAGCCTTGTCTGACCAAACCATGAGTGCAGAGATGACTACTTATAGACAAGCATTAAGAGATATTACTAACGGATTAACCACAGTAGCAGATGTTGAAGCTGTGGTATTCCCAGAGAAACCAGAGGTTTAATATGGCTTATATCGGTAGAGGAACAGAAAGCATATCCAATGTAGAGGTACTGGATAACTTAACATTTAATGGTTCAGCAAGTTACACCTTACAGAAATCCTCCGTAAACTTTGTACCTTCTAGTGCTAATAACT